GGCTTCTACGAGAAGCTGAAAAGATACATCGGGCAGACATTCCTCTCACTTGCCAAACGGGTAGAAACTGAGGACGGACAAATCATAACACCACCCGAAGGTACGGAATACCGCTGCGTGGATGTCGGTTTGAAGATGAACAGCGACGGCGCATTCCTGCTCATGGAGGGCGCGGACGGAGTTCGTGTGGAAGCCTTTTCCATAGGTGGCGACGAGGTGTATGAATTTGTGAGTGCCGCCCGCATCTCCTCACTGACGGAACGTTACGGCAAGAAATACGGTAAGCAGGTGGCATTCCGCAAGGTGGACACGGGCATGACACGCGAGATGGTCATTGCCGCATGGGGCGAACCTTATCGAAAGACAGTGATAAAAAGGCAAGACGGGACGCTCGAAACATGGAGATTCTCGGACAACCGCTACGTGGAACTACTTGACGGGAAGGTCTTGAACGTGCGTGTATATTAGGCACGCTACAAACCTTTTTTTCATAAGAATGCAATGAGAATCTCCGTTAAAATCACTGGAGGGTGAGGGTGTTGCAAAAACTCCCTCA